GGGGACTTCCCCCCTCCCGTCCCCCAGGGGAGGCGGGGGGAGGTCGTTTTAGAGCCCTGTTTACAAACGCGTTGCGTGGGTAATTATAATTGTCGTTGAGGGTAATTATAATTGTCGCTGGACATAGGATTGGTTCGCAAGAGAGATCGTCCCTTCTACCAAGCCACCCGCACCACCGCCACCGGTGCCATCCACCCCATCGTCGCCGGTCACGGTTGAACCACCTGCGCCGCCACCGCCGATTAGCAAGTATTCCACCTCAAACCCAAGCCCGAGGGTCAGGCCGCCGGTGGTCGAGCGTGCGACGTTGAAGGTCTGGTTGCCCGATGCACCATCCAGCGTGACGCTCGTTTGTGCCACCAATGGAAGCGTGAACGCGACTGTGAGCAGCGTGAAAGGGAGGAGCTGGTGAAAAGAACGGAGTTTCATGGGATCGACTGGATTTGAAATTGCTAGGAATTTGCTTTTAGGGTTGATGTGCATGGGCAAGAAAATGAGAGGTTCGAAGAGCGGGGAAAAGGGGGTTGGTCCCCCTCCTCAGGTTTGGCAGCCAAAGCAAAGAGGCAATACTGCGTTTGCAGCATCGCCCCTCGGCAAAGATCAATCGTTAGCAGAAATCAGGCGCAGCGGCGGCGGCGCACAATGAGACCGAAGGCACTCAGACCCAACAGGGCAAAGGCGCTTGGCTCAGGGACTGCGGAGACGCCGCCATCGGCGATGATCCAAGAGCCGTCGTTAGTGCTCGATAAAGCTAAGGGCGTGTCCATGCTTTGCTTCATCCCCGTGGTGTCGATCACGTCGGCGGTGTTAGAAAACGCATCACCGAAGCGGGTGGAGATATTTTCACCGGCCTCCTTGAGCCGTTGTCCCACTTTTTCGGCCAGTGGTCCGAGTTGGTCACCCGCCGTGCCGAAGCGATTGGCCGCCTCCGCATCGAGTATCCCAGCAGATTCACGCAAGGCACCTTGAGCCGAGTCGATGGCATCGCTTTGGCCAAACAACTCGGCGAGCGGTCGGACGATTTCCATGGCTTCGGCGAGGCCCTTCTGGAGGAATCCAATAGCTGATAGAAAGATCCCGATGAGCGCGTTGCCCATGCCCTTCCAGAAGTCGGCGGTGGTGAGGACTTGGAAGTAGGTGACCGCTGTCTTGAGAATTTCCACGACGTATTGCCCCGCAGCGGCGATGGTGGCGCGCAAGGACGCCCACAGGAAATTCACGCTGAGGGCGAACCCGAGTTTCAGTGCGGTGCCGACGAGATTGAGGAACTCACCACTCCGGAACACGGCGATCACGTATTGGATCGCGTCGCGGATCTTGGTTCCTGCTTCGGTGGCGAGGGGAGCTAGTTTTTGGGCAAGCGCGATGGCTTGTTCGACGAGCGGGCGGATCGCATCGTTGATCGGCGTGCCGAGCGTGAGGAACACTTCGTTGATCGTGTCCTTGAGGGTGGAGAACAATCCGTTAGTCGTCTGGCTCTGCGCCTCCATCATGCCTGAGAACTTGCCGCCCTGTGAGGTCATGTTGACGAATGCCTGCTCGATCTGCGGAAATCCCACTTGGCCGGATTCGACAAGTTTTTTCACCTCAGAATCCGACACACCAAACTGCTTGGCGAGTTCGCCGATGATCGGAATCCCTCGTCCGGTGAGCTGGTTGATGTCCTCGGCAAAGAGTCGCCCTTGGACGCGCGCCTTGCCGTAGAGTTCAGCGATTTCGTTGACCGGTGCCTGCACACCCGCCGAAACGTCACCAATGCGAGCGAGTGTAGCGGCCACTGTGTCCGACCCTTCACCGAAGGCGATCAACTTGCGACCCGCATCCGCGAGTTCCGGAAATTCGAATGGCGTCTTCGCCCCGAGTACGCGGAGTTGAGCGAGTGTTTGTTCTGCCTTGCCCGCATCGCCAATCAACGTGGTGAATGCCACCTTGGTCTGCTCGAAGTCAGCGGCGGAGGTGACGGCCTTGATCCCAGCGGCCAATGCCACGCCACCACCTGCTAGAGCCGCGCCGAGACCAATCTTCAACCCCGCAGCGCTGAGGCTCGCCATCTTCTTGGCTGATGCGGAAACGAGCTGCGTGGCACTCGCCATGGACTGCTTCAATGCGGAGATGTCGGCTCCAAGGGTGACGGTCAGCGCGCTCATGCGCCGGTGGTGGCGTCAACTGGAGATGCAGAACGTAAAAGAGCACGCACCTATCAGCGGGAGCGAGCGTCGATAGTAGTAAAAACTCCCAATCAACGCTACGCTCCGAAAACAAGACCGCCCTAACTGTTATCCTGCTGCGTCTTGTTCTACTTTCTTCATTTACTTCTACGGCGCACTAGCGTGAACAACCCTCCGATCATGGTAAGGATGGCCATAGATGGCTCTGGTATCGCGAGAACCGTCCGAAATGCGCCTGAACCACCATCTTGAAACACAACGTCATTGGTTTTATCTATTACGATGTTAATCACCGGAGATGGAGACGTTGGAACTATATAATTCCACGCGCCACTTGTATTGGAGACGGCGTTAAAATAAGTCGAAGTACCCACAGACCTGCCATCGTAAAACCGAATAGCAAGAGGTGTTGTTGTGATGAGTAAAGGGTCACTAGACGGTCCTAGGATTGACTTGGTAGAGAAACTCCCAGCGACATTCATTCCATCGTCTCCAGTCGTGCTTGTTGCTAACACGGTCCATGAACCTTGGAATGGATTACTAACGCTGGCAGAGCTGTAGTAGCCAAGCTCAAGCAGAGTTCCATCTCCGGGGGCAGAAGTTCCTGCGCTCAACGGGCTTGAAGTTCTGTTCGTTAATCGTCGCATGTCAACCGTTGTCACAGACCAATTGACTAGGATAGATGCGGCATCAGCCCAAGCGACTGAAGCGACCACACTGAGTATGCTAAATAATGTCTTCATGGTTTGTTCATTTCATGGATTTATGGTCATTGTATCTGCTGCTGTGACGTTTGGATCAGCAACACTTGTTGCAGTTAGCTGCAGCGTGACCTGCTCGTCAGCTGGAAATGTCACCGTTGGGTTGATGATCGTCGGATCTGAAATCGTAACACCGGGCGGACTATCTACAATCGACCAAAGAACCGTTACAGTACCGCCCGCAGGATTGGAGGCCGAGCCATTCAACGTCGTTGTAATGGCACCAGGAAGCGGCTGGTCAAGGCCAGCATTGACAGTCAGGGCACCTAGAACTTGCCCCGCACGGACCTGAAAAACAAACCGTCCGGGCACAGTGCTATTACGGCTTCGGTAAATGAGACCGGCTGTGAAGTTGGGCACACCTGTGTTTGGATTGCTATCGAGCTGTAGAAGAGTCTTGGCTGAATATTGAAGTTCGATTGTTTGGTTGGAACCATTGGACAGCCCTGCACGAGCTGGCTTTCCACCGTAACCATCTACTCCTCCGCTTGTGGGATGGTCACCTGTTTCCCAAAGAACAATGTCGTAATTGAATTCGATGTCGAAGTTGGCGGTGCCGGTATCGGATCTTTCAATTAGAATAAGCTGGAAGCTATTCAGCCTATCGTCATTCTGGTTGAAATATCCAACTTTCTTCCAAGTGACGCCAAAGGCTTCGCGACCGTTAATCTGCTCAATATTATAGGAATATCGCACTTCCTCTGATTCTTGTGCTCGCGTGTCAACATCTGCCCAGAATGGAGCAATGATAGGAAAGCCGATTACCTGTAAAGGATCAGGAGTAAAGTCAATCTTTGGTCCATCGAATGTAATGTTACCATTATTATTGATGTAGCATTCATTCCATGTTGTTCCGAAAAAGTTGACGGGGAATCCCACTGGTATGGCGTCTGGAATCCCATTTTCGTCAGGATCAGCCGAACCATCATCGTTGCGAGGAATCTTGTATTCGCTAAATCCCAGTCGAACAGCTCCCGGCCTCACACGAATGCGGTAGAACATCTTCGGCTCGGTCGGCGTGGAGAATCCGTAGGTGACAATCTCACCTGTTCCGGCCTGCACGATACCGGTGTCCATCCAAGCAACAAGATCGGGACTGACTTCTACGAGGTAGTTTAAGCCGCGCTTTGTCGTCCAGTTTACTTGGTGATTGGCGGCATCGCCAACAATCCCAACCTTGATCGTCTGTTGAGCTTGCGCTTGGAAAGCTATGAAAATCGCAACTGCGAAGGTGATAAATGATCTCACTTGTCACCTCCCTTCGTGCGGTATTCGCCTTGGCTGTGCGCTTGTGCCTCGGCTTCCTTCTTCGGCGGTTCTACCTTCCAGAAATTCAAAACGATGTCCTTGGGAACCGGTGGATTCGCGCGAAGCTCCTCTGCCGCTGCCTTCCGTCGCGCCTCTCGCAGCTCATAGGCTTCGCGCAAACGCTGGCCGTCGGTCGCGTAAAGCTCATGCAAGGCAACAATCGCATCGTAGCCTTTAGACTCGCCCGCTGCTCCCTGAACCATTCTGAAATCTGGCGCACCTGTCGGCAGGTCCGACGGAATGCGAAACAAGGTTACATTGCGAATTGATGCAGATGAAACATCGCCCACTCCCATGAAAGTCACGAAGTGACGATCCCCCTTGCTGAACGAAGCGAAGCCAGTGAGATACTTGAAATCCAAGTTGCTCCAAGCCTGATACTCCCTCCCGCCTTCCCACCAGCGGAGCAACGTCGCGCGTTTATCGACTACCGATGCGGATAGAAACAGGTTAGTCGTATGCATATGCTTCTCCTGCCACGCCAAATAGGCGGGCGAGTTCTTGAACGCTGCCACAGTGGCAGGATCAATCACCGCTGGTGGCGGAGGAGTGGGGTCGGGAAAGCCCGGATCTTCAACGCGACGAACGATCATCTTGCGCTGCTCAAATGGAATCTCCTCGGTGCTGATAACCTTGAACTCGTGCAATACCTTTGGTGGAGGTGGCGGCGGCGGTGTCCCATCGGATAGGATGCCGTCGATGGTGACGCGATCTTGAGCGATTGCAGCGAAAGGCAAGCAGAACGCAATGATGTGTATTAATTTAAATATGATTTTCATGGTGTGGTTACAAGTTTCTGCATGACAGTTTTAATGAGGTGTGCGCGTCTGATCCGATGTAAAAACGACACTGGATAATTTTTCAGGAAACTCTCGATCGTTAAAATGAGCTTTGCCAACGTATTGGCAGCATAATCAAAATATAACATAGCAATTCCAACCGGCCTCAACAAGACTGGATTTCACAAATCCACCTAATCCTCTGCAGTCCACCTCTCGCGCAACGCCTCCAGTTGATCACGAAGCGTGGTTTGCTCCGTCTCGGCGCTAATCCAATTAGTCCGCACCCCATTCCGGCGCAGCAGGCAGTGCTGGTACTGTGCTAACCGCGCCAGCGGCATGAACAGAATCCGTTCCTCGGGCCAGCCCGTTTCGGCGGCGATGGCAAACACTTGGGCTGCTAGGAATCCTGGCTCGTCGCAGGGTGTGGCTTTTTTCCGCCCAGCTCGGCCA